CAGGCAACTTAACCTTTAGTCAATATTGGCCATCAGGTACTGTTGCATCAGACGCTCAAGCATACATTGTTGATGATCCTGATGTAGTCTTTATGGCACAAGCAGACGCAGCAGTAACAGCAGTTGACTTAGGTCAGAATACTCATCTAGCAGCGGTACAAGCTACTGGCACAGGAAGTACCACTACAGGTAATTCTACTAGTGCAGTAACAGCTACAACAAATACTACGGCAGCTTTTGCTTTCCGTATTGTTGATTTTGTAGACAGCCCAACATCGGCTGTAGGTGACGACTTCACTGACTTACTTGTTAAGTTTAATGCTGGTGTTCACTCTTACAATAACTCAACAGGTATCTAAGGAGAATAAATCATGGCAATTTCAAGAGCTCAACTCTTAAAAGAGTTACTCCCAGGCCTTAATGCTTTATTCGGTTTAGAATATGCGCGTTATGGTGAAGAACACAAAGAAATCTACGAAGCAGAATCTTCGGACAGAAGCTTTGAAGAAGAAACTAAACTAGCTGGCTTCGCGGCAGCACCTGTTAAAGGTGAAGGCGCAGCAATTGCATACGATAATGCACAAGAAGCATTCACAGCTCGTTATAACCACGTGACAATTGCTCTAGGCTTCAGTCTTACTGAAGAAGCAGTTGAAGATAATCTATATGATTCTCTTTCAGCTCGTTACACTAAAGCTCTTGCTCGCTCAATGGCAAACACTAAGCAAGTTCGCGCAGCCAACGTTTTAAACAATGGCTTCAACGCAGCTTTCCCTGGTGGAGATAATGTGTCATTGTTCAATGCTAACCACCCATTAGTTTCTGGTGGCGTAAACAGCAACACTCAAGCAGTCGCTACAGACTTGAACGAAACAGCGTTGGAAAATGCTGTAATTCAAATTGCAGCTTGGACTGATGAGCGTGGACTGTTAATAGCAGCGAAACCTCGTAAACTAGTAATTCCACCTTCGTTGCAGTTCGTTGCGACTCGTCTATTAGATACAGAGCTACGTGTAGCTACTGCTGATAACGATATCAACGCACTACGTACTAACGGTGCAATTCCAGAAGGATATACTGTAAACCACTTCTTAACTGATGGTGATGCGTACTTCCTTACAACTGATGTTCCTAACGGTATGAAGCATTTCGAAAGAACTCCGCTTACTACTTCTATGGACGGCGACTTCGACACAGGCAATGTACGTTACAAAGCTCGTGAGCGTTACTCGTTTGGTTGGTCTGACCCACTAGGTATGTGGGGTTCTCAAGGTGCTGCATAAGTAGCACTGGCTCGGCGGAAAACCCTGGTGCCATCCTCCACCAGGGTTTTTCTTTTTCTATTGTATAATCATTTTAATAAGTGTAGTATCCTAGTATTCCGGGAAAAATCCGGCTTATTAGACTGTCCCGGCAGACGCATACACGACTAATAAGCTTCACTTTGTATGGAGAAATTCAAATGTCAAGATCAACCTTTTCAGGTCCCGTTGCCTCAACTAACGGATTCGTACCAACAGGTCCTTCAGTAGCAATCAATGCTACAGCAACTATTACAGCACAGAATCTTCAAGTAGGATATATTACATCCACATCAGCAGCTGCAACAACTATTACTCTTCCTATTACTACTACAGCAGGCGGCGTTACAGGAATCTCTCAGCAAATGCTTGCAGTGAGAGGCCAACAATTTTCTTTTATAGTAGATAACACAGGCGGGGCTAACAACGTAACAATTGCTTTAGGTACTGGGGGATCACTATCTGATGCCGCTACTATCACTGCTTCTGCAGTTGCTTTTGGTAGATTAGTTGTCGCCAACGGTGCTACTGGTATGGCTCAATTTACTTTGATGTTTACTGGCGGTGATGGAGTAACTCCTGGTTCAGCTACAGGTTACACACTTACACGTACAGCATAAAGAGTTTAATAGACTAGGAAATTATTATGGACGGAGATATTTGGGCAATTAACCCTACGGTAAGTAACACTACTTATCGTGCTGCCGCAACTATTGCAGCTGATGCTCTTACTCTTACGTTGTTAACCGATAGCCCCGCGTTAAACGGGGCAGGTTATTTAGTAAATATTACCTCAGATGGAGATGATCGTGGTATTACTTTTACTGTAACAGGGCGTAGAGTAGGTAGTATATCTAGCGGTGATGTTAGCGAGGTTATTACAGGACCTAACGCTACTACAGTATCAGGTACAATTCCTTTTGCATCTATTACTAGTATTGTTGCAAGTGGCGCATCCACAAATGATGTATCTGTTGGTACAACAGGAAATTTATTCTTACCCAGAGCACGCATAAAAGGTTTTTATGTATTGTGCAGCGCTGCAGCTGGAAGCCTTGTTGTGCGAATAAATAGTGTAGATTCTGTGGTAAATACAATATTTAATATTTCTACACCTGCGGGCGCTACACTTGTTGAACAGCTACAACTACCGGGTCAAGGAATTTTAACTGCTAGACAGGTTAATGACTACGCAGAAGTAATACCAACTAACATAACTGACTACACACTATTTTGTGGGTAATGTATGGCAACGGCAAAGAAAGCTAAACCTAAAGCTAGAAAAAAAGGCGTATCTTTAGCAGTAGGAAGGGGCGAAAAGCTCCCCGTTTCTAAAGGAGCGGGTCTTACTGCGAAAGGTCGCGCCAAATATAATCGAAAAACTGGAGCTAATCTCAAGGCTCCTGCACCCAATCCCAAAACGAAAAAGGATGCGGCTCGCCGTAAATCTTTTTGTGCACGAATGTCTGGTATGAAAGGCCCTATGAAAGATTCTAAAGGTCGTCCTACTAGAAAAGCAGCATCATTAAAAAGGTGGAAATGCTAATGAGTACCGAACGTGAACTAGGAGAACATTCAGTAGCTATTGACCATATGCAAAAAGATATGGACGAAGTGAAAGAAGATATCCGCCACCTAAAAATTGCTGTTGATAATATTGAAACTATGTTATCTGAAATAAAGGGTGGTAGAAGAATGGCTATGTGGTTTTGCGGTGCTATCGGTAGTGCAATTACAACGGTTATATATTGGTGGGCTGGTAAGTAATGCCAGCTAAAAGCGCCAAGCAACTTAAACTAATGCAGGCGGTGGCTAATAACCCTAAGTTTGCTAAAAAGGTAAACATTCCACAGTCTGTGGGTAAAGAATATTCTAAGGAGAGCAAGATGTATAATAAGAAAATGATGATGGGTGGTAAAGTCAAGAAAATGATGAAAGGCGGCAAAGTCAAGAAAATGATGGGTGGCGGTATGGCTATGGCTGATAGAGCCGGTACTCGCGCTATGGACCCAAGAATGGCTATGGCTATGGACGCGCGGCGTAGACAAGCTGCAATGGGCGGCATGAAAAAAGGCGGAAGCGTAAAAAATGAACTCGAAGAATTAGGTCGAGTAGACGCTGAAAAAGCTTATACTAAAAAAGGTAAACGCAATCTAAAAGATGAAAAGAAGCGCGTTGTTAAAAATATTAAGAAAAACAGTAAAGCCTCTTCTGCATCTAAACGCGCAGATGGTATAGCTAAACGTGGGCGTACTCGCGGTAAAATGGTGTGATATGAGAGCCTCTCGTGGAATGGGAATTATAAACCCTAAAAAGATGAAAGCCGGTGGTAAGGTTTTTAAGTCTCATATGATGTATGATAAGAAGACGGGCAAAGCAGTTAAAGCTCCGACTATGGCTAAACATCTAGAGCTAAAGAAAAAAGGCTATGGACACACTAAACCTACTAAAATGAAAGCTGGCGGCGCAGTCGCTAAAGTTAACAAGGTCATAAAGGGTTTAAAGAAAGCTTCTAAGTCACACGCCAAACAAGCTAAGACTCTTGAATCTGTTAAGCTAAAAAAGGGCGGGAGTGTAAAAGATGCTTGCTATAAAAAGGTAAAGGCTAGTTATAGAGTCTTTCCTAGCGCTTATGCTTCTGGGGCTATTGCTAAATGCAGGAAAAAGAAAGCAGGTAAATAATGGCTGTTCGTAAAACCAAAAAAGGCGCATCTTTAAAACGCTGGTTTAAAGAAGATTGGAAAGACGTAAGAACAGGTAAAGCTTGTGGTAGAAAAAAAGGTGAGACTCGTGGTACGCCTTACTGCAGACCTTCTAAACGTGTTTCGGCTAAAACTCCAAAAACATCTGGGGAGATGACACCTGCACAAAAGAGATCGCGTATAGCTCAAAAGAAAAGACTTGGGCAACCAGCGGGTAAACCTCGTAGAGTAGCGGCACTTAAAAGAAAAGGTAAGAAATAATGACAACGACAAATACGCACAACTTTAATCTTGATCTTAACTTGCTAGTAGAAGAAGCGTTTGAGCGTTGCGGTGCAGAACTTAGAACGGGCTATGATTTAAGAACGGCTACTCGCAGTTTGAATTTACTTACTATTGAATGGGCTAACCGGGGTATTAATCTTTGGACTGTAGAACAAGCTACTATTCCTCTTGTTCAAGACACTGCAACATATGATCTACCTACAACTACTATTGATCTTATCAGTCAGGTTATTAGAACAGGGACGGGAACAACACAAGCAGATATAACTATATCTAGAATATCTAATCCTACCTATGCTTCTATACCTAGTAAAAATGACACGGGCAGACCCATACAAGTTTATATAGATAGACAGGCAGCGGTTCCTAAAATAACTTTATGGCCTATCCCAAATGACGGAAGTTATACTTTTGTTTATTGGTTTTTAAAAAGAATTGACGATGCAGGCACGGGCGTTAATACCCAGCATATACCCTTTAGGTTTTTACCTTGTATGGTTGCTGGACTTGCTTATTATCTATCACTAAAGATTCCAGAAGCAGGACCTAAGATACAATTTTTAAAACAAGAATACGAAGAGCAGTGGCTACTTGCTTCTACAGAAGACAGAGAAAAAGCTACATTATCTTTAGCACCCAGACAATCATACGTATAAGGAGAATTAAAATGCCAAAGAAAAAATCAAATAAACCTACATTTACGTTTAGAGAACCGACTCCAAAAGAACTTAAAGAAATGTACCCAGATGATATGGCACGTGAAGCAGTAAAAGATGCAAAAGAAAAAAAGGCAGAACGCCGCAAAAAAGTAGAAAAATATGAACCGAAGAAAGTAAAGGAAATAAGGAATATGAAAGCTGGTGGAGCACTAAAATCACCTGCTAATCCCGGATTAAAAAAGTTACCTACAAAAGTTCGTAACAAAATGGGTTATATGAAAGCTGGTGGTAAGGTTACATCAAAGTGTAAACGTGATGGTATAGCTATACGCGGTAGGACCAAAGGTAGAATGGTTTAGAATGAGTAACGCTTTTGCTAGTAAAAAGAATGCGATAGCAGACTGTGATATTTGTGGGTTTCAATTTAAGCTAACAAAATTAAAAAGCTTAGTTATAAGAACTACAAAAACACAAATACTAGCGTGTCCTGAGTGTTGGAACCCAGATCAACCCCAGAACTTACAGGGTATGTATCCGGTTACTGATCCCCAGGCTATACAGGATCCTAGACCTGATAAGAGTTTTGTTATTGCGGGACCTTACAGCTCAAGAGATATACAATGGGGATGGAACCCTGTAGGGCTTTCAAATCCTTTACAACTAGAAGGACTAGAGAATTATTTATTAGCAGAAGGACAAATAGGAACCGTAACGGTTACTACAACTTAGGAGAAAACAATGAAACAGAATGAAGAAAGAAAACCTAAAATGGTAGATGGTTTTACACAACCACAAGATGTACCTGTACCTAATACAGCAGGGTATCCAGAAAAAGATATTAAAACTACTGGTGTAGTAACTCGTGGTAATGGTTGTGCTACTAAAGGTACTATGGCTCGTGGGCCGATGGCATAAGGA